TCATAACCCGAAGGTCGCAGGTTCAAATCCTGCCCCCGCTACCACGTTAATCGGACACGGCGCGATCTCTGCCAGGATCGCGCCGTTTTCGTTTCTGACGGTTGCCTGGCCGATCAGCTCCCGCAGTGCATCCCGAGCCGCCGGCACGTCCCGGACTCGCTGCGCCAGCACTGCGACGATCCCCTTCCACCGCTGTTCCAGGTGCGGCAGCAGCCGTGCTGGCGCCGCCACGCGCGCCCGCTCGAGCTCGGCCTGCGCCGCGGCGACGTCGGCCTCGGCGCGCTCGAGCTCGGCCTTCGTGCTCGGCGTGATGATCCCGGCGCGCAGGGCCGCCAGCAGGTTCTCACGCACGCGCTCGGCCGCGGCCAGGCGCTGCTGCGGGCCCCGGGTGTCGGGCTGCTGGCGCTTCATGGCGGCCGCATAGGCGCGCCGGAACGCCGCGAAGGCCTCGGCGCTGAGCAGCTGTTCCTGCACGCCGGCCACGAGCGCCGCCTCGGCATCGCGCCGCGGCAGGCGCAGCCGGCTGCTGCAGGTGCCGCGCTGCTTGGCTACGCTGCACCCGTAGGCCACCGCGTCGATCATCGCCAGCGGGCCGCCGCACTCGCCGCAGCGGAGCAGGCCGGAGAGCAGGTACTTCGGTGGCCGGCCCGGCCCGCCGCGCTTGCCCTTGCACGCGCCCTGCTGGTCGAGCCTGCGCTGCACTGCGTCCCAGGTGGCCCGGTCGACGATGGCCAGCTCTGGTTGCTCCTGGATCACCCACTCGGTGCGCGGCCGTTCCTTGCGCAGGCGGCGCCCGGTCTCCGGGTGCTTGACCCAGTGCGAGCGGTTCCAGATCTGCTGGCCGGCGTAGATGGGGTTGGCAAGGATCCCGATGCCGCGCCGGCGGTCACCGTGGATGGCCGAGGCCGCCCAGGTGCCGCCGGCGCGGGCGCTCGGCACGCAGTCCCGGTTCAGCCCGGCCGCGATCGCACGCGCCGGCTGGCCGGCCAGGTACTCGGCGAAGATCCGCCGCACCACCGCCGCCTGCTCGGGGTTGATCACCCGCTCGCCCGGCTTCGCGCCCACGCGGTAGCCGTAGGGCAGGCCGCCGGCGCTGGCGCCGTTGAGCGCGCGGCCCATCAGTCCGCGGTGGGTCTTCTCGGCCAGGTCGTCGAGGTAGATCTCGGACATCAGCCCGCGCAGGCCCACGTTCACCTTGTGGCCCTTCTGGTCGGTGTCGACGCCGTCGCTGATGCCGACCAGGCGCACGCCGGCGAAGCGAAGCCGCTTCACTGCGCGCTGCACTTCCTCGCTGTCGCGACCGAGGCGGCTAAGGTCGTCGACCAGCACCACGTCGAACGCCGCGGCCGCGGCCAGCAGGCGTTGGTACTCGGGCCGATCGGAGCGCGAACCGCTGATGGCTGCGTCCTGGAAAACCACCGGCGCAGGCCACCCCATGCGCGTGCAGTAGGCGCGGCAGTTCCGCAGCTGGTCCTCGAGCGAGGCCTCGCGCTGCTGGTCGGAGCTGTACCTCGCATAGGCGGCGACACGCATGGCGCGAACCCTACGCTGCCCGGTCGGTAGCGGGCAACGGGACGGGCTTCGTGTGCTGGTCGCTGGGAGCCGCGCGGGCGCTGGTCTGGGCCGCCAGATAATCCTCGCGTGCCGCGTGTTCGGCGAGAGACCGGATGAGGTCCATGAGCCTGGGGTTAATCTCCGCCATTACGCACCGCCACGCATTGAAAGGGCGGCCCCAAGCTCGTCGGCGCACTTGTTCGCCATCCAGATCTGAGTTTCGGTTCGGGCGTCAATCACAGGGTCGCCGGTCAAGTACGCGCCTTCGATTTCGTTGCGCCACTTCGCGGGCAACGCCGCCACCGCGTCGGGCTCCTTGGGCGCCAGCACGACGGTCACATCTCGCGCCGGGATGTGCTTGCCTTTCAGCATGAAGCTGCAGCCGTAGAGCAGAGCGTCACGGTCGGCCTTCTGCTGGTCAGTCAGCGACCGCACCGGCACTGCCGTTGGCCGGGACAGGGAGGCGATGACTTCCCGCAAGTTCCCATCGACTTCGGCCACCAACTCCTTGTTGACGGCGTTGGACTTGGAATACAGCTTGCTCAGAAGCCGTAGCTGTGCCACCAGCTTTGCCACCGCTTCGCCTTGTTCTGCATGCTGAACGGCAAGAGCGTCGAGTGCCTCCGCGGCTTCGTCGTAGGCGATGCGTCCGACGTATTCGCGAAGATAGGGGTAGCGCAGCATCGCGGCAATTTTCTCCGTCGGATCGACAGGACCTGTCGGTTCACTGCTCATGCTTGATCTCTCGGGTCAGGATGTGGAGCTTCTGGCCCTCGAGGACCAGCGCGGGATTGAGCGGCGGTTCGGCCACCGTGGCCAGCCACGGGAACCGCCGGCGCAGGCGCGCCTGCAGGCGACGGCTGTTCGCCTGGGCCATGTGGCCTCGGTAGCTGGCCCAGACGGCGCCCACGTGGCGCAGCTCGGCCGGCGTGGCCACGACGCAGCCGGGCTGCACGTGACGTTGCTCCCAGGCGGCCAGGGCGGCACGGGCATGGGAGACCACGCGCCGGCGCACCAGGGTGTGCGTAGGGCGGACCACGTAGCCTAGGAAGTCGATGCCGGCCTCGAGCGGCTTGAGCCGCACGTCGGCCTTGAGGCGCAGCTGCAGGTGGTCAGCGAGGAAGCGCTCGATCCGTGCCTGCCAGTCGGCCAGCTGCACGCGGTCCTGGTGCACCAGCACGAAATCGTCGACGTAGCGCAGGTAGCGCGGCGCCTTGAGCACGTGCTTCACGAACTGGTCGAGCTGGTCGAGGTAGACGTTCGCGAAGAATTGGCTGCTGAGGTTGCCGATCGGCAGGCCGCAGCCGGGTGCTGCATTCTCCAGCTGCTTGTGCGGTGGCACGGCGGCGCGCTCGGCCGTGCTGGCGCGATACGTGACGCCGGCGGCCAGCGGCGATCGGCGCAGCAGCGCGTGGGTCGTGGCCTGCACCACGGGCGGCAGGCCGTTGCGCACGATTCGGCGCTTGAGCAGCTGCCAGAGCGTCGGTCGGTGGATCGAGTTGAAGAAGTTATGCACGTCGAGCTGCAGGTACCAGCCGCCGCCTTGGCCGCTGTGGACCTGGCGGACGAACTGCTGCAGGCGCCGCACCGCCGCGTGCGTGCCCTTGCCGCGGCGGTTGGCGAAGCTGTCGTGGATGAAGGTGGGCTCGTAGATGGCCTCGAGCTGGGGCACCAGCCAGTGGTGCACCACGCGATCGGCGAAGTCGGGCGCGTGGATCTCGCGCGCCTTCGGCCGAGCCGCGATGAAACAGGTCGACGGCCGCGGCGACCAGGCAGCCGCGCTGAGCTCGGCCTGCAGCTGCAGCAGCCCGTCGATCCACTGCGCGTCGAAGCGCAGCTGGTTCACGCTGGGCTGTTTCCCGCGGCGGGCTTCCTGCCACGCCGCGTGGAGTGAGCGAAGGGAGACCTCCCTGCCTCCCGGCCCCTGGAACTCACCGGGCGCCGGCGACGCCGAGCGCACCGCCCGCACGAAGCAGCGGTTGTCGTGGTCGTTGTTGTTGACGTTGCCGTTGTTGAAGTCGACGCACCAGGACGCGCCCGCGCGCCAGGCGCAGGGCGAATCCGTGTCCCCGGACACTTGCGACCTGGCCGCGCATCCCGTGCTGGCGTAGCGGGGCTTCGTCATGGCTTGGCCCTCGAGGGGCGGCCCGGGTACTCAGTTCCATGCCGCGCTCCCGGGCCGCGATGGCGGCCGGGACTCTGGGCTTTGGGGGATTGCAGATCCTTCCACCAGCCGCCCGCCTGGGCGCCGAGGCCATGGGCCTGGCGGGCCAGCTGGTCGAACTGCCCGAAGCTGCGGAACGCCTGCAGGCGCTTGCCCAGCTGCAGCAGCACCTTCAGGCGCTGCACGCCCTCGACGAGGGCGCGCACGTGCTCGAGGCGACGGCTCGGTTCCAGCCACGCGAGCGTGGCCACGGTGGCCAACTGCAACGCGACCTCGCGCAGATCCTTGCCGGCCCCGTACTTGTGGCAGCGGGGCCATCCGCGCACGGCGAGCTCGACGTCGAGCAGAAGGCGCTCGGCGGCTTTGACGATTGGCGGCGCGAAGTGGCCCATGGTCGTGGTCTCAGGGGGCGGTCAAAGGGTCAATTACTGACCGGGCGCCGGCGACGCCGAGCGCACCGCCCGCACGAAGCAGCGGCTGCCGTGGTCGTGGTAGTCGACGACGCCGAAGTTGAAGAAGACGCACCAGGACGCGCCCGCGCGCCAGGCGCAGGGCGTGCTGGTCCAGTACCAGTCGTCGGTGCGCGTGTCGCCGAAGAAGACGGGATCGGCGGCGGGCTTGTGGCGGCTGAGGTCGAGAATCGACTCGAGCTCGGCGCGGGTCGGCAGGCGCCAGTCGCCGTGGCCCGCCAGATCGAAGGCCTGGCAGGCCTTCTCGGCGGCGGCGTAGTCGACCAGGCCCTCGCTGAGCGTGCCGGACCACTGGAGGCCGGTCTGGTTGTCCAGGACCGCGGCGAAGGTGGCGGTGTCGGCCGGCAGGGGGTTGCCGGCGGCGTCGAGCTTCATGAAGCGAGCCTTCGGTTCTGCAGGCGCGCCTCGAAAGATTTCGCCGCTGGCAAAGTCGCCGGCGCGGCAGCGATGGGGCCACCGCCCGAAACCTGGCGCTTTCAGTTCGGCGTGCGTGGGGGCTTGCAACGCATCGATCTCGATCGTGCGCGTGCCATCGGGGCTGTCGATGATGGTGATCACTTCTTGGCTCCCTTCTTCGTGGTGGCCTTGGCGGCTGGCTTGACCGTCTTCTTAGCGGTGGTGGACTTCTTGGGTGTCGCCTTCTTGGCGTGCTTCTTGGGCTTCGTCGCCGGCTTGGCCTTTGCCGGCGCCTTCGGCTTAACGCCCACGGCGTAGCCCGGGCCGCGCAGGACCTTCGGCAGCCAGCCGGTGCCGGCGAGCTTCTTGGCGGCCTCGGCGACGGCCGGGGCGGACTTCAGGCTGACGAGCGCGGCGGCCTCGTCCTTGCCGCAGGCCTCGGCGACGGCCTCGATCACCAGGGCCTTGGGTACGGCGCCGAGGTAGTTCTCGGCGTCGGGCGCCCACCAGGTGGCCATGTCGAGCTTCAGGTCGGCGGCCAGGGCATCGGCGGCCGGCTTCGAGCTGCCTTTGCCGTGCACGGCGTCGACCGAGTAGGCCGCCGCCAGGGCCAGCAGGCCCAGCAGGACGTCGGTCGGCTGCTGGAAGATCCACGCGCGCCGGGCGGCGGCCGTGGTCGGCAGGCCCTTGTCGCGCCAGCCCTTGAGCGCGAGCTGGAGCGCCTTCTTCGCCGGCGCCTGCTTCAGGTCGGCCGAGTCGGGCAGGTCAGCCTGCCGCAGGCTGAGCTTGAGCGGGCTCGGCGTCTCGTAGCCCAAGCCGCGCTCCACGTCCTCGATCAGCGTGTGCACGACCGCCTTGAGCGCGACATCGGGGTTGGCCGCCAGCTCGGCCTGCAGCGCGAGCGTGCGGTGCGCGGTGAGGCGGCGCACCAGGGCGTCGCTGATCTCGGGCTTCTTCGGCTTGTCGGCGGGCTTGGGTTGGCCGGCCACCTTGCCGGCCTTGATGGACTGGCCCGGTTGCAGACGGCCGCGGTGGATCTGCACGCCGCCCTGGACGTCGAGCACCAGCAGCGCGCCGGCGACGGCCTTCACGTCCTCCGGCCAGATCTCGGTGCCGGCGGTGAGGCGCTGCGACTCGCCCTCGAGCGACTCCTGTTCCTCACACAGCTGGTCAAACTCATCGGTGTCGTCGCGACCGTCTTCGTCCATCTGCACCAGCAGCTTGTCGAGCTGCTCGAGCCGCTTGTCGATCTCCTTGATACGCGCCTTGTCGGCCGCCGTGGGCTTCTGGTGCGTCGGCTCGGTCGGGTGCTGGCCGTACTCGGCCATCTCCGCGTAGTCGCAGCGCTGCTTGAACTCCACCCACGACCAGCCCTCGGCCTGCACGGCGTCGACCAGCTCCGCGGCGCGCTCCTCGACCAAGCGGTCGAGCAGCTTGCCGTCAGCGAGGAAGGCGTCTTCGCGCGTGGAGAACAGGTCACGGCGCACGGCGCCGCCGGCGGCCTCGTACGCGGCCAGGCCGACGAACAGCACGCGCGGGTCCGTGCTCGGGATCTCGCGGGCCGTCAGCTTGCGGCGCAGCTCCCGCGGGTCGCGCTCCCAGCGATCGCGCGCCTGGTTCCAGACGTCGAGCTGGGCGGTGTGGTCGTCGGTGACGGCCAGCGCCTGCAGCTGCTCGAGCGTGGCTTCGTCTTCGCGGTACGCCTGCACCAGCCGGGGATGCACGTTGGCCAGCTTCAGGCGCTGGCGCACCACGACCTCGCCGATACTGAAGTGGGCCGCGATCTCGGTGACCGATTTGCCGGCGACGACCATCGCCCGGAACGCCTCGAACTGGTCGGCCGGGTGCAGCGGCGCCCGGATCGTGTTTTCGGCCGTGCTGGCCTCGATGATGGCCGCAGCGTCGTCGATGCGGCGGCAGGGAACGCCGTCGGTGGCGATCGCATCGGGCAACCGGCCCTCGCGCTCGAGCAGCTGCAGGGCCGTCAGGCGGCGGCCGCCGGCGATGACCTCGAACTCGTCTGCACCAGCCAGGCTGGGCGCGACTATCAGGTTCTGCAGGAGGCCGGACGCCGCGATGTTCGCGGCCAGGTCGGAGACGTCGCTGCCGCCCGTCTTGCGGGCGTTGAGCGGCGACAGCCTGAGCTTGGAAAGCGGGACGTGCATGATCGGGGACATGGGAACTCCGGGGTTCAAGCGCCCGGGGTGGGCGCGGTGGGCTTGGGCGGCAGCGGGTACCAGTCGAAGCAGCGTTCGCCTCGGGTCACCGGCTGGATCCAGGTGCGGGTGTCGACGCCATTCCTCGGCGCCGGTTGGTGGTCGACGTTGCGGGCGCAGCTGGCGCACAGCCGCAGGGCCTCGCCCATGCAGATCGCGAGCCTCATGCGCCGTTGTCCTCGTGCAGGGCGGCCGGCCGCGCGCGCGGGGCGAACTGGCCGCACCAGTCGGCATCGGTGACGACGGGCCAGGGTGGCGCGGCGCGCTTGCAGTGGGCGGTGGCCGGGAAGCGCGTGTTGCCGTGGTAGGTAACCGGCTGCAGCTGGTGGGCGCGGTCGAAGAAGATGCAGCCGGCGCAGGACGGGGCCATCACTCGCACCCCCGGCCGACGGTGGCGCCCTGGGTCGCCGGATCCGTGAACTGCTCCCAGGGCACCCAGCCCTGCGGGCAGTGGAAGCCCCAGCGCCGGCGGCGCCAGCCGCAGAAGAACAGCGTCCAGGTCTGCGAGCCCTCCGGGATCATCAGCCGGTGCGCGAACTCGGCGCGGTGCCAGCGCAGGGCGCCGGCGCTGAACACCCGGGCGACCTGCATGTAGTTGGCCTCGAGGTCGACCACCATGTAGTCCGCGCCACCGGGGCTGAGATCGAAGTCGACCTGCTCGTGCGTGACTTCGGTGTACTGGCCCGCCAGCAGGAAGCTGCACCAGTTCCAGGGGTGGTCGTGAAGGGCGCGGTCGTCGTCGCTGCGCATGAAGCAGTGCAGGTAGACGTTGGGCAGGCGCGAGACGAACTCCTGCCAGCGCGTGCGCTGGGACGCCGGGACGTCCTTGTACTTGTCGCGCCAGGGCGTGAGGTACCAGCGCAGCAGGTAGGGATTGTCCGCCTCGCCGATGGTGAAGTCGGGCTTTCGGGCGGTGGCGACGCGGCGCGCCAGGTGCTTGAACAGCAGGCGGGCGATGAAGCGGAGCATGGTCATTTCCTCCCCTGGCGGTTGCGACCGAAGAAGACGCGGTTGCCCGGTCCTGGCGTGTTGCTCGGCTTGCGCAGCAGCCGCTCCCAGGTGCGATCGCCGTAGCGAAGGCGGCTGCGGATGTGCCGGCGCTCGAGGCCGGCGCGGCGGGCGCGCTCGACGATCTGCTCGAGCGTCAGCTGCTCGCCCTCGATGGCGTACGTCTGCTCGGCGGCGCTCATGCGGCGTCGGCCTGCGGCGAGGTGACCTCGGCGACCTCGCGGCCGAGATCGGTGATGGCGACGTCGCGCTCGAAGTAGCTGACGGTCACCAAGCCATCGTTGGCGAGCTGGTTGACCACGCGCTTGGTGTGCACCTCGGTGCCGTCAGGTGCACGGTAGCCGCCGGCGCAGCGGACCAGGCCGGCTTTGGCACAGTCGGCGAGGGCGGCGCGCTTCTTCGGCGTGAGGATGTTCGGCGGGAGCATGGCGTTACCCCTGGCTGGTGGCGGCCGACGCCTCGCGCAGCGCGGAGCGCAGGCGGCCGGTGATCGGGACATCGCCGTCGAGCACGGCGGCGACGAGCGTGGTGAGGCAGATTCGCGTCACCGTCGCGGTGGCCGCGAGGCTGAGCGTTGGTGCCGCCGCGGGTGCGGCCTTGGTGGTGCGCTTGCTGGCGCGCTTCGCCGCCTTCTTGGCCTTGGCAGGCTTCCTGGCCTTGGCCACGCGGGGCGTCTTGGCGGGCTTCGCCGCGGGCGTCGGCACGGATTCCGCCTCGGCCGGCTTGCAGGTCGGTTTCCAGCCCGGGATCAGCGAGTACGTGCCGTCGTCGAGCCGCTCTATGCCGGCGCCCTGGTTGGCCGCCTGGTACATGGCGCCGCGCACCTTCTTGCCTTCGAGCTCGAGCGCCTCGGCCACCTGGGCCGGCGTCACCGGGCCCGCCTGCCGGGCCATGAAGGCCCGGATGTCGTCCATCGTGCTCATGGGAGATTCCTCAGAAGGTCAATTACTGACCGGGCGCCGGCGACGCCGAGCGCACCGCCCGCACGAAGCAGCGGTAGCCGTGGTCGCTGCCGTTGACGAAGCCGTAGGCGAAGTCGACGCACCAGGACGCGCCCGCGCGCCAGGCGCAGGGCGTGCTGGTCCAGCACCAGTCACCCACAGTGCTGGCGAAGGCCTGGCTCTGNCACCAGTCACCCACAGTGCTGGCGAAGGCCTGGCTCTGCGTGGCCGGGCTGTAGCGCGTGTGGTCCACGCACGCGAAGGCCTCGGCGACGGTCGGCAGGCGCCAGTCGGCGTGGCCGCCCACGCGCAGGTCGGCGCACATCTGCTTCGCCTTGTCGAAGGTCTGGAGCTTCTCGAACTCGACGTTCGGCAGCGCGATGATCAGGTTCTGCTGCGTGTCGAGCTCGGCGACGACTTCTTCGCCGTCCTGGACAGGCTGCAGCTGGGCGTTGAGCGGGGTGAATCGGGACATGGTGGGATCCTCAGTGGGTGTCCGCCGGCTGCAGAGCGCGGCGCGCGTTGTTGAGCTGGTGGTTGATGAAGGTCGCTTCGTCGGCGGCGCGCTGGGCGGCCGCCTGGTCGTCGCGCCACTGGCGGGCGAGGCGACGGAACTGGGCGGCTTCGATATCGGCGCCCTCGCCGGCGAGGCGGTCGGCGAACGTGTCGAGGTAGTCGGGGCCGTCGACGGCGGGTTCGGTGTTCATCGGTCAGGCCTTCTGGGTCGGGGTGGAATGGGTGCGGCGCCAGTGAAGCTGGGCGGCGCGCTGGCGGCCGGCGCGAATCGCGCTGAACGTGTCGCCGGCCTGGCGCAGCGCCCAGTTGATGGCGGCGACGGTGTCGGAGGCGTTCGCGTGCAGGCCGGCGCAGTAGCGCTTCACCGCAGCGGTGACTTCGCGTTCGTCGGTGCGCGCTGATGGCCGCTGGGCGAGCAGGGCACCGCTGGTGTCGTGGTGGTGCTGGATCGGCTGCATGACGTCCTCCTAGGCCGAGAGGCGGGTGACATCGATCGGGTGGGTGATGCCGGCGTTCCACTGCGCCTGGGGCACCAGCTGGTGCGGGTCGCGGTCGGTGGTGATGCCGCACGGCGGGCACTCGAGGTGGTAGGCCGTGGTCGGCTTGTCGGCCAGGCGCTTCGGGTCCGGATTGCCGCGGGTCTCGATCAGGTGCGGCATGCGGCCGCAGCCGCAGGGGGAGGTGCCGGGGCCCGGCACCAGCTGGCGTTGGATCATGTCGGTGGTCTCCACGGGGATGGCATCGCGGAAGCGCCGGCGGCGCGGCGTGTCGGAGGTCAGAGGGAACTGGCGTCGCGCCTCACGCGCAGCGGCCTTGTCGGCCAGGAGCAGCAGCACCGTCATGAAGGCGATGCCCGTGCCGAGGCCGGCGAGGAAGAGGTAGAAGCAGGTGCCGTCCAGGGAGGTCACCGCGGGGTCCTCTCGCTGGCCTTGCGGGTCTCGCGGGCGGAGAGCCAGAGGCCGATGTGCAGCAGCCAGAACGCGGCCGTCACCACGGCGTCGTGCCAGACCAGGAACAGCAGCACGAGCACGTCGACCACCACGTTGAGCCACGTCGGCACTGGGTCCTGATCGGCCTTCGCCTGGACGCGGTCGCTATGCGCGAAGAACGAAAGGACGATCAGGACCCAGCACACGAACAGGCCGATTCGAGCGGCGCCCTCGACGTCGTCGACGAAGCCGGTCCAGAGGGATGCCACCAGCACCCCGTGCACGAGGATCCAGCCGAGCCAGAGCTTCATGCCCGCACCCCCGGCTGCACGCAGTCAGGGCACAGGAAGCCCTCCGGGCGCTCGACCAGGTCGGCGCGCTCGGTGGCGGCCTCGCAGCCGTCGCAGCTGTAGCGGCCGTCGGGCAGCAGCAGGGCAGGGGGTACGTCGGCCGTCGGGTCCGCCACGTTCCAGCGGGCGTCGGTGTCGGGCGTGGCCAGGTCGCGGGCCAGGCGGGCGTAGCCCTCGAGGGTGCGCGCCACCAGCGGGCGGCCCTGCGACAGCGCCTTGTCGGCCTGGGCGGCGAAGCGCCCGGCCAGCTGGTCGAAGTGGTTGGCCGGCCGCGCCGGCGGGCCCTGCAGCGCCTGGCGCTGCGGCTCGGACAGGTGGTCCAGGGTGAGGGTGGTCATGCCCGGCTCCTGGCGGGAGCCGACTTGTCCATGTTGTGGGCCAGCTGCCGGATGGACGCGTTGGTGAGTGCCAGGGCGCCGGGCGGGAGCGGCGATCGGCCATCCCATTCGTCCACGATCGACGTGCAGCCGAACATCTTCTTCAGGGCCGCCTGGTTGCGGGTCTTGCCCGCGCCCGCCGGCGCGATGATCACGACCGCCTCCGGCGGCTGCTTGGCCGGGTAGATCTTGTGGAAGAACTGGTCTTGCGTCAGGCAGGTCAGGGTGCCGGCCGCGCCCAGCGGCAGCTGGCTATCGCGCCACAGCCGGTACGTGGTGATCAGGTTGAGGATCAGCGCCAGGCTCGCGATGGCCAGGGCGGCAAGGATGGTGATCGACATGGTCGCGCCTCCGTGGTGGAGGGCGACCCCGGCGCCGCAGGGGAGTTACAGCGCCGGGGAGGCCCTGCCGCCCGGGATGGGCGGCAGGGCAGACACTATGCCTCTATCGCATATGTGTCAAGAGCATATTTAGCGAGCCACAGATTCGGCGATGTGGGCCTGTAGCGTGCGAATGCCAGCCTGGTGGTATGGCTTAAGGTGGCCTTGAACGTACTGGGAGCGGCCGTTGAGCCTAACTTCCACGCTCTGGGCTCTTGCGAGCCGAGATACAACGGGCTCTTCAACTGGAACGCGAAGTCCCTCTTGGACCTTACAGCCCGCTGGACTCCCGCAAGCCAATACCTCGCGCTGCGCTTCCGAGCTCGGCCCTTGGAGGATCACCCGCTCGGTGCCGTCGATCAGCAGAATCACTTCCCCTGTGAGGAAAAGCCAGCCGTAACCCTCATAAATGATTCGCACGTAGTAGCTCGTCGCACCTTTCTCGTCTCTAGCGAAGACAGTGTTCCAAGTTACGGTGGTGAACATCCCGGTGCCGCCGATTGGCTTGGCTTTGTTAGGACTTATTCTCTGCAATCCCGTAAATCTATCGCCATTGAATACAAGATCGACATCCTGCCTTTCGACCTTCTTCTGGTCGATCTTCACTCGTTCAGATGCATCCGAGTTCATGCTGGTGGATGACATCATTAGCGCCATGAGAAGGAGCACTTCCCGCGAGGACCAAGTGGCCATTGGCTTTGCCTCCGCTTAGTTCCGGTCGGTTACGCTTCGCTCTGCGATTGCGACCACTACGCCACATATCGTGGTTGCTTGGTCAATCTGCAGGGTGGGGTACTGAGGGTTGAGGGGAACCAGTAGCTTTCTTCCCCCGTCCTCTGCCAACTTCTTGAACGTTGCCTCAGCCTCGTCATCGATCTGTGCCACAACCAGGTCGCCGGAGGTCGCGCCCTTCGTAGGATCTACAATGATGGTCGTGCCTGGCGGGAAGGTGGGCCAGCCTCTAGGGTTGGTCATCGAGTCGCCTTTCACCTTCAGTGCGTATGACCGTCGGCCGACCTTGTTGACCGTGTAGACGATGCCCTCGGCAACATCTGGATCAAAGGGATTCTCCACCTGGTTCCACTTTCCAGCTTGCACCCAGCCGATAAGGGGGACCGCTTGCAAGCCAGAAGGCATCGCAACTGCATAGTCGGCTCGCTGCTCTCTAATGGACTCTCCCGCGTTCTCGACTGCGGCGAGTATTTCTGACGGCCGCACACCCAGGCCAGCAGCCAGAGGCTCAAGTAGCGACTCGGGCGTAAGGTAGCGTCCATTCTCAACTCGTGAGATCGCGCCTTGGTCTACTCCAGATTGCTCGGCCAGCTGCTCTTGAGTGAGCCGTTTCTGCTTTCGCAGCTGCCTGATGACCTGCCCAAACGTTTTCTGCCTGTTCATGGGCACATGTTCCGGGCGAATAAAGGCAGCCGGAAGCGGTGCCAGAACATGTTGTTGACACATGCTATGTTCTGAGCGCATATTGCGTCCCCATGGGCGCACACCTCAAGAAAGCACGGGAAGCCTTGGGCCTCACACAGGCTGAGGTCGCCAAGGCAATTGGTCGGGACCAGCCGGCGATCTCTCGCTACGAACGTGGCGCGAGGCCTGATCTGGCGATTGTCCCTGCATATGCAAAGATTCTGGGCCTCACAGAGGTTGAAGTGCTTTTCGGCCCGAGGTGTGGCGGCCCGGCTGGTGACGTGGAGGCCGCCTGACATGAGCCTCCGCACCTGGTTCCGCGACTGGTTGAACGCACCGTCTGCCTCAGAGGTAGCGGACGCGAAGGCTCGTCGTGAGCGCGTTCTTGAATGGATTCGCGCCAACCCTTGGCCCAGGCTCGACCTTACTGGCGCCGACCCGCTGCCAGCATGGCCGGTCCCTCCGCGAGATTCCGCAGCATCGTTCGAGAAATCGCTTCGAGCCCAGGCGCAGAATCCGCGAAGCCCTGAAGCGCGGTGGAGAGTTCGGAAAGGTCGGCTCGTGACGCTGCTGCGAGGCTCAAAGTCAGTCCTCGCAAGACCTCTTGGACGACGGTGAGCGTCGCCATGTCCAAACTTTCTTGTCGCTTCATGTCGGTCTCCAGTGTGGTTGGTGGGTTGGCACTCCCAGCCTACACCGGAGGCCGGCGCCTCGAGCTCGAACAGGATGGCGACCACGCGCCCGGGGCCGGTGGTCCGGCACCAGGCGCGCAGCGGCGTAAATCGGGCGGCGGGAATCGACATGCCGCCAAGGCTCTCGCGAATCTGGAGGTGCGCGCATGAAGCCCGCGCCTCATTTCTTGCGCCCGCGGTCGGCCGTGGTCTTCGATCACACACGCCGGATGCTGGACCAAACGGCCATGTGCACACGCAAGTTCGCGATGCACGTGGCCGAGCACTACGTGGCGCTGGTTGCGCCCGACCAGCGGCAAGTGCCGTTCCGCCTGGGTGTGACGGGCGATGATCTCATTAGGGCCGAGAAGCACAACGCCCAGCAGATCGGGCGCTACATGGACGGGACGATCAAGGCACTTCCGGCCGACCTCGAAGATGCCTGGGTGCTTGCTCTCCCGGAGCCGTACCGCGGCGACTGCGAGCGTGAGCTGGCCCAGCGCCGCGGACGCTACTCCGAGCGGAAGCTGGCGGCCGGCGAGGCGGGCGAGGTGGCCGGTATCGGTCAGATCCTTCTGGAGTTTGGCCAGCTGATGGAGGCCCTCGGGCCTGCCCTGGCCGACGGGAAGATCTGCGAGGCCGACCTCCCGCACGCCCGCCGCATCCTCAACGAATCCGACGACGTGATCGCTGCGCTGCTGTCCATTCGCCGCGCGGTCACGCAGATACTGCCGACGGGGAGCAACGCCAGTGCCTGATTTCATGGACCACGTCCAGGACCAGGTGCAGCGCGACCTCGATGACGCGCTGGCCAAGGCCACGCGACGCGGCATCGGCCTGCCGTTCTGCGAGGAGTGTGACGAGCCCATCTCATTGCTCCGCCAAGGCCTCGGCGCCCGGCTGTGCGTGGCGCATCAGTCGGCCAAGGAGGCCGGACAGGCAAGGGGAGGGCGTCGGTGAATGACTCGTCCACGCGCCAGCTTCGGCTTGCGCGACAGCCGGCTCCGCCGGTCCAAGGTGCAGGTCGCCGCGATCCTGCAGCAACTGGAGTCGCCGCCGGCGCCGCTGTCGGAGGCCGAGCAGCTGGAGATTCGTGCCCGCCTGAACGAGGTGCCAGTGGCGCCCCAGCTGCCGCTGTGCCTGCCGAAGAACGAGGCTGGGCAGTCTTGAGCGGCGAAGCCATCGAGCACGTCGAGCGGTGGTACCGCTTGGCGAAGGTCCCGGCCCCCTTGCCCCCAGCGGAGCGGCCGCGGCGATGACGCGTCTCCTGCAGCCAGGCATACCCCTGCACGCCCCAGCTCCCCTGTTGTGGGGCTGGCAGCGCGGGCTCGCGACGTGCACAGCCTGCGGCGGGATCGCGGGGCGGCAAGGGCAGGGGGCCGGTCGCGGGTCCTCCCTGGGGGGTGCCTTCGGGGGTAATTCGGACCCCGTTGGTTGTGTAGTTAGCGGCCCCGGGGGTTACTGAAAAGTGGCGAGCAACTACGACGACGTGCTCTCCCAGCTGCAGGCCGCCGGCCTGCAGGTCACCTCCCTCGAGGTCGGGCGCATGCGCCGCTGCCGTGTCGAGGGCGACCGCGAGAAGCGCGGCTGGTACATCCTGCACGAGCTGCCGCTTTCGGGTGGCGACCTGGTGCTGGTGGGCAGCTACGGCGTGTGGCGCGGCGCCGACAACGGCGCGCAGAAGATCGACCTGCGCAAGCGCGACGCCGCGTTCAGCGCCGAGCAGCGCGATTCCCTGAAGCGGCGGCTGGCCGCCGATCGCCGGCGCGCCGACCAGGAGCGCAAGCAGCTGGCCGAGCGGGCCGCCCAGCGCGCCACTGCCGCGTGGGCAAAGCTCAGTGAAGAGGGTGACTCCGAGTACCTGGCGGCGAAGGGTGTTCAGGGCTTCGGCCTGCGCTACTCGGGCAAGGGCGCCGCCGTCGTGCCGATGCTCGATGCCCAGGGCCAGATCCACGGGCTGCAGCTGCTGCGCTCGGCGAAGCAGGCCTCGGCCGACCAGCGACCGGCCAAGGAGTACTGGCCTGCCGGCGCGGTCAAGCAAGGCCACTTCCACCAGATCGGCGCGCCGCAGTGGATCGTTCTGATCGCCGAGGGTTATGCCACGGCGGCCAGCGCGCACATGGCGACCGGGTACCCGGTGGCTGTAGCGTTCGATGCCGGCAACGTGCCGGCCGTGGCGGCCGCGCTGCGCAAGCGCTACCGCACCGCCCGCATCCTGATCCTGGCGGACGACGACGAGCTGCAGAAGTGCCAGGCCTGCAAGGCACGCCTGGTGCTGGCCGAGCACCCGGAGACCTGCCCGAGCTGCGGACAGGAACACCGCGCGGCGAACGCCGGCGTCGCCGCGGCCAGCGCGGCGGCGCTCGAGTTCGGCGGCGCCTGGCTGACACCTGCGTTCCCCGATGAAGAGGCGCGCCGGCGGCGCTTCCTCGAGCGCGGCATCAAGGCCACCGACTTCAACGACCTGCACGCCGCCGCCGGCCTCCACCTGGTGCGTACGCAGATCGAGAACCGCATCGCCGAGCTGGGGTGGAAGGCGCCCAACCGCGCGCCGACATCACCACCAGACGGGGCGGGGGGCGGCAAGCTGTCGCCGTTCCTCACCACCGGCGAGCTGATCGAGCGGTTCCCGCTGATCTACGCCCACGGCTCCTCGGTGTTCGATCGCGTCGAGCACGTGATCATGACCGTGAGCGACATGCGCGACGCGTGCGTGAACAAGTACATCCACCGTGCCTGGCAAGAATCGCCCGATCGGCAGATCGTCCGGATTCGCGAAGTCGGCTTCGACCCGACCGGACGCGACCCGGAGATCACCTGCAACCTCTACGCCGGCTGGCCGACCACGCCGAAGGCCGGCAAGTGCGATCGCCTGCTCGACCTGCTGCGCTTCATGTGCAGCCTGGACCGCGACCCGAATCGCCTTTACGAGTGGGTGCTGCGCTGGATCGCCTACCCGATCCAGCACCCCGGCGCGAAGATGAAGTCGACCGTCGTGGTACACGGCCCGCAGGGCACCGGCAAGAACCTGCTCTTCGAGACGGTGATGCAGATCTACGGCGAGTACGGAGACGTGCTCGACCAGTCGGCCGTCGAAGACAAGTTCAACGACTGGGCCAGCCGCAAGCTCTTCATGATCGCCGACGAGGTGGTGGCGCGCTCCGACGTGTACCACATCAAGAACAAGCTCAAGTCGCTGATCACCGGCGACCGAATCCGCATCAACCCGAAGAACCTGCCGGCCCACTGGGAACGCAACCACGTGAACCTCGTGTTCCTCTCGAACGAGGCCATGCCCGTAGTGCTCGAGGAGGACGACCGCCGCCACTGCGTGATCTGGACCCCCGAGAAGAAGTCCGCGGACTACTACGCCGAGGTGCTGGCCGAGATCCGCAATGGGGGCGTCGCGGCACTGCATGACTACCTCCTGCACCTGGACCTCGGTGACTTCGGCCCGGGTACGCTCCCGCCGGAGACCGAGGCCAAGTCGCAGCTGATCAACCTCGGCCTCGACAGCCCGATCCGCTTCCACGACGACCTGGTCACCGGGAACATCCACGGGCTCGAGGCCATGCCCGCCACCACGACCGGCTGGTACGAGGCCTACCGGCTCTGGTGCAGCCGCCACGGGTACCGCCCGGCCCCGGAGTCCAAGTTCGTCGTGGGCCTGATCCGCCAGCGCAACGTGGTCGGCGGGCCCAGGGTGCGAAAGCGCTACCAGCCCGGGTCGAAGGTCCTGGGCCCTCACAGCTTCCTGATGCTCGGCAGCTACCAGGTGCCCGAGGGCACCTCCGAGGCGCTGTTCCTGGGCGAGTGCCACTCGAAGTTCCAGCAGCAGCTGGAAGACTACCGGGAGGCGAAGTGATGGCCTGGCCTGTGCGCGGTGTGCGTGGGTTGTGCGTGGCGACGTGCGGGGCTGAAAGCCGCGACAGGAAAGGCTTGTGCGTGGTGTGCGGGGTTCGGCCTAACGCGGGCGCACGCGCACGAATCGGCCCGGGCTACCACTGCGCGAAACGCACTCGCGCACACGTGCCCGCCCCCGCACACCACGCACACCCCGCACAAGGCAGGCGGGGCGCGGCTTTCAGGCGTGCGGGCACCTGTGCGGGGTGGCCGGCACCCCGCACAGGCACGGTCGCGCGCGGGCGCGGGCCTTCTCCCATCGCTCTCGTGGAAGAAAGAAGGGGAGGCGGTAGGCATGGCTGGCGCTGAAGGCGGCGAAGTTTCCCGCAAGGCCTTCGCCCGGATCCTGGGGGCGGCTCCCAGCTACATCACCCAACTGCAGGAAGAGGGGCGGCTCGTGCTCTCGGCCGACGGAAAGAAGGTGCGGGTCGAGGAGTCCCTGGCGCTGATCCGCGGGACGGCCGACCCGAGCAAGGCGGGCGTCGCCGAGCGCCATGCCGCGGCCCGTGGCGCGCCCACGGGGGCGGCTGCGGCCGACGACCAGGATGGGGACGACGCGATGCCTTCTGACCCGGCGCAGGGCGGCGACGCCCGGCGTCGGGCCAAGGCGCTGGCCGACAAGGCCGAGACCGACGCCAAGGCCGCCGAGCTCGACTACCGCCAGCGGGTGGGGGAGCTGCTCGAGGCGGCCGAAGTCGAGCACCTGATCAAGAGCGCGGTGACCACGTTCCGCGGCGGCCTGGAGAGCCTGCCTGACACCCTGGCGCCCGAGCTCTCGGCGCTGTCGGATGAAGGCCGGATCCGCGTGGTGCTCGGCGAGGCGATCGAGCACCGGCTCGAGGAACTGTCCCGGGCGTTCGGCGCCATCGCCAGGCGGGAACAGGCATGAGCGCGCAGAGTCGCCTCGCCGCCACCATCTCCCGGGCCATCGCGCCGCGGCGCCCGATGCGCGTGAGCGACTGGGCCGCGGCCAACCGCGTGCTGTCGTCGAAGGCAAGCAACGAACCAGGCCGCTGGCGCAACGAGCGTAACCCGCTGCTGGTGGAGCCGATGGACTGCTTCAGCGCCCGCAGCCCCGTGCGCGAAGTCGTGTGCCGCCTGCCGATCCAGTTCGGGAAGTCGGAGCTCGAGTGCAACGTGCTCGGCTACAGCATCGACGAGGTGGGAGGCCCGATCATGGTCTGCCTGCCCGGCGAGGTGTCGCAGGGCAAGTGGATCGACCAGAAGCTCAACCCCCTGCTGGAAGAAACGCCGGCCGTGCGCCGCCGCCTGGCGAGCACCGCCAGCCGCGACGCGGCGAATCGCCGAACCTTCAAGGACTTCGAGGGCGGGCAGCTGTACGTCGAGCACGCCGGCAGCCCGGAGCGCCTGAAGTCGACCTCGGTGCGCACGCTGATCGTCGACGAATTCTCCAGCTTCGCTACAGCACTGCGAAGTGGCGACGACCCGGACCTGATGCTCGACGGCCGCACGAGCGCATTCCCCGCCACGTACAAGCGGCTCAAGGTCGGCACACCTGGCATCAAGGGCATCTGCCGCATCGACGCCCTCTACGCCAAGAGCGACCAGCGCCGCTGGTACATGCCGTGCCCTGACTGCGGACACAAGCAACCCTTCGAGTGGAGCGGCCTGCACTGGACGCCCGACGCCAGCGCCTGCTGGTACGTCTGCCGCGAGTGCGGCGTGGTGATCGAGGAGCACCAGAAAGACGCCATGATCGACGCCGGCAGCTGGGTGGCCGAGAACCCTGGCGCCGAGATCCGCGGCTACGCGGCGAACGGCCTGTACTACAAGATCGGCCGCGGCCCGCGCTGGCTGCAGCTGGTGCGAGAGTGGGTCGACGCGCAGAACGACCCGGCGAAGCTGAAGACCTTCATCAACGACCGCTTGGCCGAGGCCTGGGAAGACCCGGCCATGCGCGCCGTGAAGCACAACGTGATCGCCGATCGCGTGGAGCCCATGCCGCTCAAGCCGGTACCCAACTGGGTGCTGGCCGTCACCGCCGGTATCGACACCCAGGACGATCGCCTGCCCGTGCAGCTGGTCGGCTGGGGCCGCGGCCTGGTGTGCTGGCCCATCGACTACGTCGAGCTGCCCGGCGACCCCGCCGAGGACGACGTGTGGCTGGCCCTGACGGAGCTGATCTCGCGGCCGATCGAGCGCGCCGATGGCCGGCTGCTGCGCGTGGAGGCCAGCGCCCAGGACGCCGGCGGCCACCGCACCGAGGCGGTGAAGGCCTTCGCCCGCCGTCGCCTGCTACGCCGGCACATCGCCATCTTCGGCGCGAAGGCGAACAACGCGCCGGTGCTGAGCAAGGGCACGCTGGTGGATATCAACTGGCGCGGCCAGCTCGACAAGCGCGGCATCAAGATCCACCACGTCGGCACAGTGGGCATCAAGCACATGCTCTATGGCCGCCTGAGCGCCGATGCCGACAAGCCGGCCGAGCAGCGCCAGGTGCGTTTCAGCGAGGAACTGCCGCCCGAGTACTTCGGCGGCCTGGTGAGCGAAACCTACAACCCGGCCAAGAACCGTTTCGACAAGCGCCGCGGCGCGCCGCGCAACGAGCCGCTCGACACCTGGGTGTACGCCTACGCGGCCACGCACCACCCGGAGCTGCGCCTGCACCGGCTCACGAAGGCCGACTGGGATCTGCGCGAGCAGCGGCTGGCGGCGGCCGAGAACGATGTTCCACGGGAACCGTCGCCGCCGGCGGTCGCCGCTCAGGGTTCCCGTGGAACAACGGCGGCCCCCGCCAAGAAAGGCTGGAGGCGGAATTGGTGAGCCGCAAGGTGCCTCGACGCAAGGCGCGGGTCGAAGAGCTCACCGAGGAGCTGGCAATCGGCGCAGCCATGCAGCTGCGCTGCGACAGCCGCGAGATCCACGACGTGGTGAAGGCGGTCGTGGACTACCTCGTGAAGGAATACCCGGCGCAGGACCTGTACATTCCGGCAGGGTTCAATCTTCAGCAGTACCCAGTCGAAAGGATCGAGGCCGACTTGCGTGCCGGCCGGTCTGTGCGGTGGGTCTGCAAGAAGTACCGAATGAGCCGGCAGACCCTCTATAGGGTGCTCGGAAATCGGGTGGCGCAGGCAGCGAGCTAGCAACGGCGCGGGTTTGAGTGCGTTCCATTCCCCCGAGATCGGGACGCACTTGGTGTGGAACATGGCATCCATGCGCTCGACCTTCTCCCGCTGGTGCCGCTGAGATGGCCTACACCCAGGCCGATCTCGACCGCCTCGATGCCGCCATCGCCTCCAGCTCCCTGGAGGTGCAGTACGGCGACCGGCGCGTGCGCTACCGCTCCATGGACGAGCTGATCGCGGCGCGCAACCACGTCGCCAGCCAGCTGGCGGCGGCGGCCTCCGCGGCAGCCGGCAACCGCAAGGCGACGCGGCGCTACACCTTCCAGACGATGCGGGGCGACTGAGCATGAACTTCGTCGACCGCATGGTGGGGGTGTTCTTTCCGGAGGCCGGCCTGCGCCGTCGCCGCGCCCGCGCCCTGCTCGAGCGCGCCTACGAAGGCGCGGCGCGCACGGACGGATGGCGCCCGCGCCGCGCCGGCGCCAGCGCGAACACCGACCACCGGGCCGACGCGCGCGAGCTGCGCATCCGGGCCCGATCGCTGGTCAAGAACGTCCCGTACATCACCCATGCCCTCCGCTCGCTCGTCAGCTGCACCGTGGGCACGGGCATCGAGCCCCGTTCGCTCGCCAAGCGCGGCGCCGAGGTGCTCGACACGCTCTGGTCGCAGTGGGTTCCCCAGGCCGACGCCGACGGGATCTTCGACCTTTACGGCCTGCAGGCGGCCGCCTACCACGCCATGGAACAGGACGGCGAGGTTCTGATCCGACGGCGCGTTCGCCGTCCGGGCGACGCCCTCACGGTGCCGCTCCAGGTGCAACTGCTCGAGATCGATTGGCTCGACAGCGCGAAGCAGGGCAGCGCCAGCGACGGCGGCCAGATCATCAACGGCATCGAGTACGACCTGCTCGGCAAGCCGAGGGCCTACTGGCTCTTCAGCGCCCACCCCGGCGAGTACCAGGGGCGCCCGCTGCGCATCGACAGCAAGCCCGTGCCGGCCGCCGACATCATCCACCTGTTCCGCCCGAGCCGGCCTGGCCAGGGGCGCGGCATCACGCGTCTGGCGCCGGTGATCGCCCGAGCCCGCGACCTGATGCTCTACGAGGACGCGGAGCTGCAGCGCAAGAACCTGGAGACCCGCCTCGGGCTGGTGGTCTCCGGCGATGCCACCCAGATGAGCAACCCACCCGACTCTTTCGGCCAGCCGGCAGAGGGTGGGGATGGGAAGCGCACCTACGGCGATCTGGGTGTGCTGCCCAGCGGCGGCATCACCGAGGTCGCGCCCGGCCTCAGCATGCAGCAGATCGAGCCGAAGACCAGCTCCGACTACGCCGCCTACGTGAAGCTGCAGCTGCACCTCATCGCCGCTGGCATCGGCGTGCCCTATGAGTCGATGACGGGCGACATGAAGGAGGTCAACTTCTCCAGCGCCCGCATCCGGCACATCGACTTCCGGCGGGACTGCGAGCAGGTCCAGTGGCTGGTGCTGGTGCCGAAGCTCTGCATGGGCCTCTGGCGCTGGTTCGTCGACGCGGCCGTGCTCGGTGGCAAGGTCACCCAGGCCGACTATGGCGTGGACTGGAGCACCCCGCGCTGGGACTACGTCAATCCGCACCAGGACGTGCGCGCCGAGGCGGACCAGATCAAGAGCGGGCTGCTGTCGCCGTCCGAATCGTTGCGCCGCCGCGGATACAAGCCGGATTTGGTGTTCGCCGAGATGGGGCGCGACCTCGAAAAGATGCGCAGCTCCGGCGCGCTGGAGCTGATGCGCCTGTTCATGTCCAGCGGCCAGGTGCCTGCCGCTGAGCCTGCCGATACCACCGAGGAAACCTGACATGCCCGACGTCACCCGATTGATGCCCACGCAGCTGCGCCAGGCGCGGCTGATGCCCAACACGTTCGACGCCGAGGCCCGGACCATCGAGGTGGTCTGGACCACTGGCGCGTCCGTGCGCCGCTACGACTGGTGGAACGACGAGTACTACAACGAGGAGCTCTCGCTCGACGAGGGCGCCTGCGACCTGTCCCGTCTCGCCTCCGGCAACGCGGCGGTGCTCGACAGCCACAACCGCTGGGGCCTGAATGGCCAGATCGGCGTGGTCGAGCGCGCCTGGATCGAGAACGGCGAGGGCCGTGCGGTGCTGCGCCTGTCCGCGCGCGACGAGATCGCTGGCCTGGTCAAGGACATCGTCGACGGAATCATCCGCAACATCTCCGTCGGCTACACCGTGCAGCGCTACCTGGTCGATCGCAAGGAAGGCGAGGTCCCGACCTACCGCGCGGTCGAGTGGCAGCCCAGCGAGATCAGCTTCGTCACCGTGCCGGCCGACGCCGGCAGCAGCACCCGCCAGTCCCCCGATGCCGCGCAGGGCTTCCCCTGCGTGTTCACCCGTGCTTCCGCACCGACCAACACCCAGGAGATCGACATGCCGAACCCCGCTTCCACCCCGGCCAATGCCGCCCGTGCCGCGGATGCGGCGCCGGCCAACGACAACCCGACCCCGGTCGCACCGGCGGCCGCGCCGGCCAATGCCGTCGCCGACGCGAACGAGCGCGCCGCCCAGATCAACGAGCTCGCCCGCCGCCACGGCATGGACGACAACGCCCCGGCGTGGATCCGCGGCGACCTCTCGGTTGACCAGGTGCGCGCCCAGATCCTCGACCAGCTGGCCACGCGCGACCAGGCCGCCGGCGGCAACCTCAACCGCGTCGACACCGTCGTGGACGAGGCCGACAAGATGCGTGCCGCCGCGGCGGACGTGATCCTCGCCCGCGGCATGGTGGTGGACCCGTCCACGCGTGAGCGCGTGCGCGCCGCCAACGACAACCCCTACCGCGGCATGACCCTGCTGGAGATGGCTCGCTTCTCGCTCGAGCGCCTGGGCGTGCGCACGGCCGGCCTGAACAAGCTCGACCTGGTGGGCCGCGCGTTCACCCAGTCCGGCAGCGACTTCCCCGTGCTGCTCGAGAACGCCATGCACCGCACCCTGCAGGCGGCCTACGCGATCGCGCCGGACACCTGGTCGCGCTTCTGCGCCCGCGGCAGCGTCAGCGACTTCCGCGCCCACCCGCGCTACCGCACGGGCAGCCTGGGCAACCTCGACGCGCTCAACGAGCTCGGCGAGTTCAAGAACAAGGCGATCCCGGACGGCGAGAAGGCCAGCATCACCGCCGGCACCAAGGGCAACATCATCAACCTGTCGCGCCAGGCGATCATCAACGACGACCTGGGCGCGTTCATCGGCCTGGCTGCAATGCTGGCGCGTGCCGCCAAGCGGACGGTCGAGGCCGACGTCTATGCCTACCTGGCCTCGAACCCGGTGATGGGCGACGGCTTCGCGCTGTTCTCGAACGACCACGGCAACCTCGAGTCGGCGGGCGCGCCCACCGTGGAGACGGTCGATGCGGCCCGCGTGAAGCTGGCGGCCCAGAAGGGCGTGGGCAACAACGACTTCCTCGACCTGCGCCCGGCCATCTGGCTCGGCCCGCTGTCGTACGGCGGCACCGCCCGCGTCATCAACTCGGCCGAGTACGACCCGGACACGGCCAACAAGCTGCACAAGCCGAACAAGGTGCGTGGCCTGTTCCGCGACGTGGTCGACTCGCCGCGCATCGCCGACTCGAAGTGGTACCTGTTCGCCGACCCGGCCGACGCCCCGGTGATCGAGGTGGCGTTCCTGGACGGCCAGGACGAGCCCTTCCTGGACATGGAAGAGGGCTTCAGCGTCGACGGCGCCCGCTGGAAGGTCCGCCTGGACTTCGGCATCGCCGCCATCGACTACCGCGGCGCCGTGCGCAACGGCTGATCGACCGGCCGGAGGCTTCGGCCTCCGGCCAACCCCGACCCCTTTCCCAGGAGAAGCAACATGGCACGGAACTACGAATCGGATGGCAACGTCATCCAGTGGACCAACGGCACGGGCAGCGCGGTTGCCTCGGGCCAAGTGGTCAAGGTGGGCAACCTGATCGGCGTGGCGTTGGTGGCCCTGGCCATCGGCGAGACCGGCAGCGTGGCGGTCGAGGGCGTCTTCAGCGGCGTCCCGAAGGTCAGCGGCGCGGTGTTCGCCCAGGGCGAGAAGCTGGTCTTCGACGTGAGCGCCAACGGCGGTCTCGGCGCCTTCGACGACAGCGCGGCGGCGCCCGCCACCGGCGACGTGACCGGCGGCGCGGTGGCCTGGGCGGCCGGCGCCGACGGCCAGACGACCTGCACGATCAAGCTGACCCCGGGCAACTCCGCGGTCGCCTGACCCCTGGAGGACTTCGCCCTCGTGGCGGCTCCGGATCGACCCGGAGCCGCCCCCGAACCCGGAGCCGATGGTGCAAGACGACATGCACACCCACCGCCGCCGCGACGACACCGACGACACCAAGGGCCACCGCCTGGAGGCCGCGGCCGAGTCGACGTTCGCGAAGCTGCTCAACCGCTTCGTGATGCCGATCCTGTTCGGCGTGGTCGCGTTCTTCGTCAGCGACACGCTCAAGGACATCCGGAGCGGGCAGGAGGCCCAGGGCCAGGCGATCAGCGAGCTCAAGACCGAGTTCCGCGTGCTCACCACGCGGCTCGATGAGGTGGTGATCCGGCAGGTGAACGCGAACTCCGGCCAGCTGGTGAACCACGAACAGCGCCTGCAGGCGCTCGAGCGAGAGGGGCGCAACCGATGACCACCCACTTCAAGGCCTTCGCCTTCTGGCTGCCGCTGATGGTCGTGCTGACCCTGCTGGGCTGGATCGTGCTGGGCGCCCTGCCGGGCATGCGCATGACCGGTGACCTGGTGGCCTGGCTGGCCGAGCTGCCGGTCATCACCTGCTACGCGATCGCCGCCGGCGCCGCCACGTCGCTGACGATGCGCGCCACCGGCATGAACCTCGATAACGACTACCGCGCCGAGCTTATCCGGCGCGCCGCCGCCGGCGACCACGCCGCCCACCAAACCCTGTCCCAGGAGATCCGCGCATGGCTCGGCTTTCTCGTCATCTGGTCGCTGTTCTTCTTTCCGCACTGGTAATCGCCGGCTGCGGCGGCCCGGACGCGTCCGGCTCCCTGCAGGCCGCGATTGCGCCGGTGGTGGCCGACGCGCAGGCCGAGGTGACGGCCGTCGTCACCCCGGCCGCCGAGACCGCCCAGCTGCGCGCTGCCGAAGCGCTGGTGCCGGCGACGCTGGCCGTGCAGGCGATGAGCCAGGAAGTGCTCTCCCCGTCGCCGGGGCCCCGTGAATGGACGTGGGGCGGGGCCCCGGTGGCGGCGGACCTGATCATCCGCTGGGAGATCGGCAGCCCGGCGCGCTACACGCGGCTCTACCAGGGCCTGATCTGCCCGCCCGGCGCCAGCGGCCCGACCGGCGGCGTCGGCTATGACTTCGGCCACCAAACCCCGGCGGCAATCCGCGCCGAGTGGCACGAGCACCCCGACGTCGAGCGCCTGGCCGCTGCGTCCGGCATCGTCGGCGAGGCCGCGTGCAACGCCTTCGTCGCCCAGCACCGCGACATCCGCATCGACTACGCCTACGCCGAGCGGGTTTTCCTGAGCTCCACGCTGCCGGCCTACCAGCTGGCCGCTGAGCGCGCCCTGGGCGAGGGCTGGCACCGGCTTACCCTGAACGCGCAGGCGGGCAACACCAGCCTCGGCTACAACCGCGGCTGGTCGATGCGCGGCGACCGCAACCGCGAGAAGCGGGCCATCCGCGACGTCTGCGCGCCCGCCGGCGACGTCCGCTGCAACGCTGCCGAGATCCGCGCCATGAAGCGGCTGTGGCCGCACATCCCCGGCCTGCAGAACCGGCGCGAGGACGAGGCGCGGGTCGTGGAGTCGGCGTCGTGATCGGGAAGCTTATCACCGCCAAGGCCGCGCCCTGGCTGCTGGGCGCCATCGTGGTGCTGCTCGGCGCCCTGGCGCTGCAGCACCTGGTGCTGTCGGCTGCTGTCACCGCAGCGCAGGGGGAGCGGGACACGGCACAGGCCGCGGCTGCGAGCCTGACCACGTCGCGGGATGCGTTCGAGCTGCGGGCCACGGAGTTGGCCACGGCCAACCGCGAGTGGGGCCGCACCGTCGAGACGCTGCAGGCCGAGCTCGAGCGCGCCCAGCGCGACGCCCGCGAGCTCGACGCCCAGGCCCGCGCGGCCATCGCGCGGGCGCAGGCCGAGGCCCGCGACGCCGATCGCACCCTTAAACGGTTCGTCGAGCAGTTCGCCGTCGAATCCAAGCGCCCGGATTGCGCCCGGGCCCTCGCCAACCTGGAGGCCCAATGTCCCGCCTTGTCTGGCTACTGATCGTCGGGCTGCTGGCCGGCTGCGCTTCGACCCCGTCCACCCGCCTGCCGGGCGCGGAGGGCGCCGTGCGCCCGGTCACCCAGGTGGTGATCCGCTACGTCTACGTGCCGGTCGACAGCGTGCTCACCGGCCCCGAGTTCATCGCCGAGGGCCCGCTCTCGATGTGTCCGCATGTGGCCGCCGAGCGCAAGGCGGCGCTCCAGCGCTGCAACGCCAAGCTCGAGGCGATCGCGGCCAAGCAGGGCACGGTCGTGGAGCCCGAGGGGGAGGGTAAAGGCGAGTGAGCCAGTTGCTCTCCATCGCAGTGGACCCTGGCAACGTGCTCGGCCGGCAGCTCACCGACCTCGAGCGCAAGCAGCTGCCGTTCGCGATGCAGCGGGCGCTCAACGACACCGCCTTCCAGACCCGTCAGGAATGGGCCGAAGTCATGACCCGGGTGTTCGATCGGCCGACGCCGCTCACCCAGCGGGCCGTGCTGTACCGAAAGGCGACGCGCGAACGACTGACGGCGGAGGTCTTTCTGCGCGACGAGGCCTTCAAGGGCACGCCCCCGGCGAAGTACCTGCAGGCGCAGGTCATGGGCGGCACGCGCCGCCAGACCGGCAAGGAGCGCAAGCTCGTCGCTGCAGGCCTGCTGCCTGCCGGTCACTTCGTCGTGCCGGGTGCCGGTGCTCAGCTCGACGCTTATGGCAACATTTCGCTCGGCCAGGTCAATCGCATCCTTTCCCAGATCAGCGCCCAGGGCGACGCGACGGCCAACGAGTCCGCCGCCAGCCGCGGCCGGCGCAATCGGCGCGAGGGGCGCAAGACGGGTTACACGACGCAGTTCTTCGCGCTCAAGCAGCGCCGAGGCCGCCTGGCGGCCGGCGTCTACCAGCGCATCCGGCTGGGCCGCCTGGGAAGCGCCGTGCGCAGCGTGCTCCGCTTCGTGAGCGGCGTCAGCTACCGCCCGCGTTACCGCATCTTCAATCTGGCCCAGCGGCTCTTCGATCGCCGGTTCCCCGAGAACTTCGAACGATCCCTCTACTCGGCCGTGGCGTCCGCCTGGGCGCGGGAGTTCCGGCGATGAGCCAGCGCGACGCCTTGCGTGACATGGACGACGCCTTGGTCGCCGCCTTCAAGGGCGCCGGCCTGGCCGACGATGCCATCTACACGCCACCCGGCGGAGACGCCGTCGCCTGCGAGGTGATGGTCGACGAGGGCATCGCCGAGTTCGGTGAGGACCTCGCCACGGTGGTCGGTCGCCGCACGTTGGTGAGCCTGCTCCTGCGGCAGATCCCGAACCCGGTGCGTGGCGCCACGGTGCTCGTCGACGGAACGACCTACACCCTCGACATCCCTGAGTCGCGCGACCAGTCGATCTCGCGCTGGGTGGTGACCCATGACTGAGCCCACCACCTGGCAGCTGCTCGGTGACGTCGAGGCCTGCCTGCAGCGCATCACGGTGGCCAACGGGTTCCGCACCGATGCGGGACTTGCGGTCACGCGCGAGCCGTCGCGGGTTCCCGAGTCAGAGTCCGCGGTGATCGGCCTGGCACTCGGCCGTCTGGAGCCGCCGGACCAGCCCGGGCTGGCGCGTACCCATCGCAAGGCAAGCATCGTGATCGTCGGAAAGATCGCCGTCGACAGCACCGATGATCAGGCACGGCTTCATGACCTGTTGGACGACATCACCCGGGCGATCGACGGCCAGGCAACCCGCTTCGGCGCTGGCCGCGCCTTGCCCACGTTCGTCTCCGCAAGCCCGATCGAGCCCGAGCCCGGCGTGAAGTGGCTTGGCCTGACGGTCATCTACTCCGCGCACGTGCTGCGTTAACCCACCACCCCGAGGACACCACCATGGAAGATAAAAGCTACATCGGCTCCGGCAACATCCTGATCCGCGAAAAGGGCGCCGCCGCCCCGCTCGTGGAGGTGGGCAACTGCTCGGCCCTGACCCTCTCGCCGCAGGAGAACGTGCTCCAGCAGCAGGACTTCACGAAGCCCGGAGGCGGCCTGCGCAACCAGGTGCGCCGCGTCACCGGCGTGGACATCGCCTACACCTTCCACGACTTCGCCGCCGAGAACTTCGCCCGCGCCTTGCGTGCCGCCATCGAAACGGTCACGGCCGGCACGGCGACTGGCGAGGAAGTGGTGGCCTACAAGGGCGGCTACGCGCCCCTCGCCAAGATCGCCACGGCCATCACCTCGGTGGTGCCGGCCGGCGGCGGCACCGCGTTCGCCGCGGGAGACGACTACGAGCTGCGGGACGGACAGCTGTATGTCCCGAGCGACAGCGCCATCACGAACCCGGTCGCCGGCGCGGCGAACATCGAGGTCACCTACACCTACGCGGCCCAGAAGAAGGTCCAGGCGCTGGTCAACCCGAACAAGCAGTACGAGATCGTGTTCATGGGCCTGAACGAAGCCCAGTCCGGCAAGCGCACCCGCATCACCTGCCACAAGGTCTCCGGCGGCGTGTTGCAGGCGTTCGCGGCCCTCGGCGAGGACTACGGCGCCGGCGAGGTCAACGGCGCGCTCCTGGCCGACACGGGGAAGACGGGCGTGGGCATCAGCCAGTACGCCACGATCGAGATGGAGGACTGATCGGCCATGTCCGATGAACTCGAAGTGCTGGAGCCCGCGGGCTCCAGCGTCCAGTACCGCGGCGAGGCCATCGAGGTGCGGCCGCTGGAGATCGGCCAGGTGCCGCAGCTGGTGCGCAAGTGCCGGGGCGCCGTGAACGTAGTGCTGGCGATGGACTCGTTGCCGGACACGAATGAGCTGGGCTTTCTCGACCTGGTGATGGACCTGGTCGGCTCGCATGGCGAGGAGCTGTACGAGGGCGTGGCCATCTGCGTGGGCAGGGAGCCCGGGTGGGTCGCCAAGGGCAATCTCGACGAGTTCGTGGTGCTGGCGACGGCAGTCTTCGAGGTCAATCGGGATTTTTTCGTCCAGAGGCTCGCGCCGCTCCTGGGCGCGGGCCGAAAGAGCCCGCCGGCCAGTGGGGATGGGCCGACGCCATCCAGCTCCTGATCAGCCGCGGGCACCGCCTCGAGGACATCCGCCGCTACACCCTACGGCAGCTTCGTCTCTTCACCGAGGCTGCCGTGAGGGCCAGAAACCGAGATCGGGCCGAGGCACTGATGGATGTGCGCGTGGCAAGCAAGTACGAGAAGAACCAGTTCGAGTCCTACCTCCGAGCCCTGAGGCGCTGACATGGCCACCCCGCAAACCAACCTCCGCGTCCGCATCAGCGCCGACCTGGCCGACATCAAGAACGGCCTGCTCGCCCTTCGCAAGGATCTGGAGGGCGTCAAACGCGGCGCCCGCGAGGCGCTGAGCGCGGACAACAACCGTTTCGTCGCCGGGCTCAAGGCGGTGCGTGCCCAGGTGGTGGGGATTGTGGCGAGCTACGCCTCGCTGCAGGGGGTGCAGACGTTCGCTCGTCTCGCCGACGAAGCAAATCTTCTGCGTGGCCGGTTGAAGCTGGCCACCAAGGACCAGCAGGGATTCAACAAGGCCCAGCGCGACACCTTCGCGATCGCACAGCGGAACCAGGTGTCGCTGGCCACCACGGTGGACCTGTACGCGCGCCTGAGCCGGTCGACGCAGCGCCTGGGCCTCGGCGGGCAGCAGCAGTCCGACCTGACGGAGGCCATCCTGCAGGCCGGCCGCCTTTCGTTCGCGTCAGAGGAGGGTCTGAACGCGGCCATCGTGCAGCTCGGCCAAGGCCTGGCGTCCGGTCAGCTGCGCGGTGAAGAGCTGAACTCGGTGCTCGAGCAGACGCCGCGGCTGGCGCAGGCAATCCAGGACGGTCTGCGGGAGCTTGGGATCAAGGGGGCGGAGGACCTGCGGAAGCTGGCCAAGGAAGGCCAGCTGACGCCGGAGCTGCTGGTGAACGCGATCCTGACGCAGCAGGATCGGCTCGCGGATGAGGCGAAGAACATCCCGCAGACCATCGCCGGCGCCTTCTCGCAGCTTTCAAACGCGGTGCTGCGCTTTATCCAGGACTCGAACGAGGCCAACACCGCCGCACAAGGCATCATCAGCTTCCTGCGTGCGATCGCGGAGAACCTGCCGCTGATCGTCAGTACGATGATCACAGCTACGAAGGTGGCTGTCGCATACTTTCTGGTGTTCAAGGTCGCGCCCGCGACCATCGCCGCAGCGACCGCCGCTCTGGCCCTGTACAAGCAGCAGGTCATCGCGACGAGTCTTGCCCAGACCCTTGGGATCAAAACGGCAGTGACGTGGGCTTCGAGGCTGAAGGCCGCGGCTGGCGTGGCTTTCGCGGCTTTCGTGGGATGGGAAATCGGGACCTACCTCAAGAACCAGTTCATCGAGGTGGAGCTCGCCGGCATCGCGCTGGTGCACGGCCTGCTCGTCGGCTGGGAAAAGATCAAGAACGGCGCGAAGGTGGCCTGGGCGTTCATCGCCAGTGGCTTCAGTGCCACGGTCGACCTGATGCGTCGCCAGCTGGCCGGGTTCCTCGAGGGCTGGGCCAACGCGGCTGAGCAGGTGGACATCTTCGGTGCCGGCAGCGGTGCTATCGCCAAGGCGCGCCAGTGGGCCACCAACCTGCGGCCGGTGAACGAGGAAACCGAAACCCTCGCCGAGACGCTGGCGCGCATCAACGCGGAGACCGCGGGGAACATCGCCCAGATCGACCAGAACATGTACGCCCTCGCGGACGCCGCCGTCGCGGCGCGCCGGGCCGCGGAGGGTGCGGCCGGTGCCGGCGGCGACGGCGGCGATGGCACCGGAACGGGCAACGACGGCCCGCCCCGCGCAGCGGTCGACCAGCTCGAGCTGCTTCAGGACGCCACCCAGCGCGCCATGCGGGCGCTGGAACAGGCGTACGAAGACGGCGAGATCAGCATGCGGGACTTCTTCACCAAGAAGGCCGAGCTGGAGCGCCAGTCCATCGACCTGGCCCTGCAGGCGGCCCACGCGGACCTGCAGGCCGCAACCTCGGTCGAGGCCCAGGGCAAGGCCCTGACCAACATCATCAAGCTCCAGCGCGATCGCGCCGAGATCGGCCCGCGCATTGCCCGGGAGCAGGCCGCGGCCGAGCGCGAGCTGGCCAACGAGCTCCAGAACCTCGGCATCCGCATGCTGGAGCTGGAGGGGAACACCGAGGCGGCAGCCGCGATCCGCCTGAGCCAGCAGTTCGCCGAGCTCCGGGAGCGGCTCCTGCGCGAGGGCAATGATCTCGGCGTGCAGCTGCTCGACCGGGTGTTCAACGCCGAGTTGGCCAACCAGCGGGCGGAGGCCCTGGCCAGCAAGGTGTCGGACGCGCTGGCGCACATCCGCTCCGAGACCGAGTTCCTGAACAACCAGGCCGACCTCGGCGCCAAGTCGCCGTTCGAGGTTGAGAAGGAGCTGCAGCGCCTGCGCGAGGAGTCCCTGGCCCAGCTGCGGGAGCTGCGCCAGCAGGCGTGGGAGGCGTACAACCAGGCGCCGAGCCCGGCCACGCTCGCGCAGATCCGCGAGCTCGATACCGCCATCCTCCAGTTGGAGGAGTCCCAAAAGAAGTTCAAGCGCGCCGCCCAGGACAGCGGCTTCGAGGCGCTGCGCGGGTTCTTCACCGACTTGGCCACCGGCGCCAAGTCGTTCAAAGACGCGTTCCGGGATGCCGTGCTGAGCTTCGTCCAGGGCATCGCCGAGATGATCGCCCAGGAATGGGCGCTCTACGCGGTGCGAATGATCACACGCGCTTTCGGCGGTGGCGGCTCGGTGCCGGTGGGGGTGAACCACGGCGGCGGCATGGCGGGGCAGGGCACCAAACGCATGATCCCTCAGGCGACCTTCGAGTCCCTGTGGGGCAATGCGCCCCGCTTCCACGAGGGCGTGGATCTCGCGGCGGGGGAGATGCCGGCGATCCTGCAGGAAGGCGAGCGGGTGCTCAGCCGGGCTGAGAACGCCCGCTACCGCGACGGGCAGGGCGCGCCTGGCCGGGTGACGACGCCGATCGTTGCCATCGGCGATCGCGCCGTCGCCGATGCGCTCGCCGGCGCCGCCGGCGAAGAGGTCGTGCTGACCCACGTACGGAACAACTGGGCGGGCCTCACGGGAGGTTCCGGTGCCTGACGCCGTTCCCTGGACCTTCTCGGCCGGCGGCGCGACCAGCGAGCGCCTGGAGTGGCTGACCGACGTGTTGCCAGCGCACACCGGGCCCGAGCAGCATCGGCGCCTGCGCGAGGCACCGCGTATGGTGATTTCGTTCGACACGGTCGAAAGCGGCGACAGCCGGCGGGCCATGGAGACGCTGCTGATCGCCAATGGTGCCGACGGCTGGCTGGCGCCGCTCTGGCCCGACGCCTCGCCGCTGACCAGCGACTGGATGGCGGGTAGCCCGGGCAACACGCTGGCGGTCGATACCACCCTGAGGCGTTTCGCTGTGGGGCGCTGGGTTCTGCTCCTGGGGGCCGACCATCGGACTTTCGACGTGGGCGAGGTCGTGTCCTTATCCGACGGCTCGCTCGAGCTCGCCGAGGGCCCGGCCAGCAGCTGGCCGGCCGGCACGCTGGTGGTTCCGCTGGTGCGCGCCCGGTTCGAGGCCATGCCTTCGCTGAGTCGGTTTACCGGCGACGACGCCCCTGTTCGCGTGGCCTTCCACAGCGATGAGCCTGTCGACTGGCCCGAGGACCCCGGCGCGGCCGAGTACCGCAGCCTGCCGGTGATCGAGCATCGGCCCTCGGGCATGGGCGACCCGAGCTGGACGCCAGAACGCCAGCTCAATCGTGTGGACGCCGGCTCCGGCCCGGTCACCGTTTACGACACGGTCGGTATCGCCCTGCCGGACTGGACCGCTCCCTACGTGCTGATCGGCCTGCCGGAGATTGCAGCCTTCCGGTCCCTGCTTTACGCGCTGGCCGGCCGATGGGGTATGGCCTGGGTGCCGACGTGGGCGAACGATCTGCGCGTGACGGCAGCGCTGGCCAGCGCCAGCACGCTGCTGGATGTCGCCTGGACAGGCCTCTCCGAGTGGCCGCTGCAGGCGAACCGCAGGGACATCCGGATCGAGCTGCGCAACGGGGCCGTGCTCTATCGCCGGGTGACCGCCGCGGCCGCTCACGGCGCCGGGGAGCGCCTGAGCCTGGATGCTGCGCATGGCGTCGACGCCGCCTCAGAGGATGTCCTGCAGGTTTCCTTCCTTATGCTGGCCAGGCAGGACACCGACGTGAATCTGCTGCGGTACTGGCGCCACGACGTCGTGGAGACGGAGCTGCGGTTCAAGGGAGTGCTCGACGATGGGGTTTGATCTCCTCGAGCGCAGCCGGTACGCGGGCCGGCCCATCGGCCTCCTCCGCCTCAGCCGCGGCAACCTGCTCGAGCTCTACACCACAGCCGACCGCGAGGTGACCGTCGGCGCCGACACCTACCTGCCGCTGGCGGTGACCCGCAGCGCCATCCGCGACAGCGTGGAGCGCCAGAAGAGCGTGGTCACCCTGACCCTGCCCGTGGACGCGCCCTGCGCCGCCTGGTGGCGCCCGTACCCGCCCAGCACCATCGTGGGCGTGTCGTGGCTGGCCAAGCACTGGGGCTCGAATGAGGTGGCGGTGGAGTGGAGCGGCCGGGTGGTGGGCCCGCGCTTCACCGACACCCAGCTGGTGCTGGCCTGCGAGCCGGCGCGCACCAACGCCCGCGCCCGCGGCCTGCCGCTGCGCTGGCAGCTGGGCTGCCCGCTGCCGCTCTACTCCCAGGGCGTGGGCATGTGCAACGTCAGCAAGGCGGCGCACGCGCTGCCGGCCACGCTCACCGACGTCGCCGGCGCCAACATCCGCGCCGCGGCCTTCGCCACGCTGCCCAGCGGCCGCCTCGCCGGCGGCTTCGTGGAGTGGACGCGCGCCGACGGCGAGCCCGAGATGCGCAGCATCATGGCCCACGACGGCGACCTGATCATCCTGAACTACGGCGCGCTCGACCTGGCCGAGGATCTCGAGCTCACGGCCTACCCGGGCTGCAAGCACAACTTCGCCGACTGCCGGGACTACTTCGAGAACGGGCCGAACTACGGCGGCGCGGTCTACAGCCCGGTGCGCACGCCCTTCGACGGAAACCCGGTATGACCGCCCGCGCCCCCATCAAGGCCCGCCGCCCGCGCCTGCGCTGGTACCTGCAGGTGGCCCGCCTGCATCTGGCCCGGCTGCTGCTCCTGCCGCCGCGCGAGCGCCTTTCGCGGGCGTTCGCGCTGCTGGCGGCGGTGCTGCTGATCTCCGCCTCGGTGACCTTCGTGGCCATGGACACATCGCGCCCGCTCGAGGTCGACGGCCTCGGGGTGTCGCTGGCCTGGGTGAACTTCGTCTGGCAGCTGGTGGCGATGATCGTCTCGGCGCTCATCAGCTACGCGCTGCGTCCGAAGCCGAAAGAGCCCGAGGTGGCGAAGGCGAACATCCCGGTGGCCGAGGACGGCAAGGGGATCGAGCGGATCTACGGCGAGGTGTGGATCGACGACCCGTACGTGCTCGGGTTCAAACAGCTGGGGCAGACCCCGATCAAGGCCAAGGGAGGCAAGAAGTGAAGGTGACCGTGGCCCATCTGCGCAGCGTGCCGGGGTTCAGCCCGAAGCCGGGCTTCTGCCTCTCGCAGAGCCGCGTGTGGTTCCAGCGGCACGGCCTGGACTGGCGCGACTTCGTGCGAAACGGCATCGACGCCGAGGCGCTCGAGGCGACGGGCGACGGCCTGGCGCTGGCGCTGGTGGCGCATGCCCGCCGGGAGGTGGCCAATGGGCGGTAAGAGCAAGCCGACCATCGGCTACTGGTACCGGCTGCTGCTGCACTTCGGCCTGTGCCGCGGTCCGATCGACGCGCTGCTCGAGTTCCGCGGCGGCGAGCGCGCCGCCTGGTCCGGCGTGGCCACCGGCGGCACCCTGGCCATCAACGCACGCGAGCTGTGGGGCGGCGAGAAGGCCGAGGGCGGCATCGAGGGCGAGCTCGACGTGATGCTCGGCGCCGCCGACCAGATGCCCAGCGCCCGCTTGGCCGGGATCCTCGGCGACCAGCAGAGCGCCTATCGCGGCAAGGCGACGGTGGCGTTCGAGGGGCGGTATGGGGCGTTCAACCCGTATCCGAAGCCGGCGTCTTTCAAGGTGCGGCGGATCTTCGAGGGGTGGGATGGCGATGTCTGCTGGTATCCCGAGAAGGCGGACATCTACTTGTCAGGTGATCCGTCCACCGGCGGCGAGACGTTGTACACCTGGAGCGTGGCTGCAGGTGTGGTGCCAGGCCTCTACACGTTCACCACCGGAGCAACTCCGACCCTCTCGTTGCCGAACACTTTCACGGCTTCACTTCGCCCCAGCGTGGTGGCATCGGATGCGCGGCTGCTCCGTAGGGCGCAGCTGAAGCATGAAGGCGTGGTTGTCTGGGACTCTGGCTGGGTCGGGGGCCTAGATTCGAGTGATCAGGCAGTACTTGATGGTGTGCTTACGACGGCTGGCCGCGAGGACCTGATTTCTCCGATTAGCTTTGAAGACGAGGCGAGCGGGGTCGTGGTGCTGAGCGAGCCCACGCCGCCAGGTCCCCGGCTGACCGTTTTTGTTGTCCCTGTGACAGCCATTTCCGGTGGTGACAGTGTGTCCGTGACGGTCGATGCGGTGGCGTCGGTTACTCCTTCAACCGAGTCATTCGGGATGAATCCGGCGCACATCGTGTACGACGCCCTCACTGCCCAGGAAATGCAGGGCGAGCCCACCGGATCGGTCGACGAGGTCAGCTTTTCGGCGGCGGCAGACCTATTCCACTCCGAGGGGTTCGGTCTGTGTGCGAAGTTCAATCCGGCTACGCAAACGCCAGAAGAATTCAGCCAGCGAATCTGCAGCATTGTCGGCGCAACCTTGAGCAGGAGCCGCGTCGATGGGAAGTACTACCTGCTGCCGCGCCGGGGTGTGCACGACCTTGATTCTCTCCCGATCCTGGCCGATGACGACATCCTCGAATACGAAGAGGAGCCGAGCGATCCGCTCGAGGCGGTCAACCAGGTCACCATCGAGTGGTTCGATCCGGTCAAGAAGCAGAAGCGCACTACAGCCCCCATACAGGCGCTTGGCGCGATCCAGGCGCTGGGCGGCGTCGTGGCAGAAAGCCTGTCCTATCCAGAGATCCCGACGGAGGACCTGGCGCTGCGAGTGGGTGCTCGCGACTTGGGGCAAAAGTCGACGCCGCTCAAGCGATTTCGACTCACGACCAACCGTGTCCCATACGCTTGGAGAGCCGGGGACTACTTTCGCCTGCAGGCGCCGCGGCGTGGCATTGCCGACATGGTGTGCGAAGTGGGCGAGATCGATGCAGGGGCGCCCCGCTCGGGCTCGATGCGGCTGGTGGCGATCCAGGACGTCTCGCAGATGCCGGCGACGGTCTACGTTAGCCCGGAGCCAGGCGTGGACACGGCGCCTTCGCAGGTGCCGGCTGTTCCGCCCCATCAGCGGCTGATCGAGGCCCCCTATGTCGAGCTCGCTGGGACTCTGCCGGCTGCAGAGCTGTCCGCACTGGCGGGCGACGCAGGCTTTGTGCTGGCCATGGCCAGCAGACCATCGGCCGGCGTCAACTTCACGCTCTACACGGCGGCATCTGGCGAAATCCTGGCTGACCAGGGATCCGGTGACTGGTGCCCCACCGCGCTTGTCGTGGAAGAAGCAGGGCAGGGTCCCGCCGACACGGAGTTCACACTCGACGAGGCCGAGAACCTTGACCTGGTGCAGGTAGGGTCGGCTGCGCTCTGGGGCGATGAGATCTGCCGGGTGGATGCGATCGATGTCGGCGCGGGCACCGTCACCCTCGGGCGAGGATGCGCGGATACCCCGCCCTTGCCGCATGCTGCCGGCGATCGAATCTGGTTCTACGATGCCTGGTCCGCAACGGACCGCCGTGAGTATGCCGGTGGTGAAGAGGTGTCAGCGAAGTTGAGGACCCGCACCGCCAGCCAGCTACTCGACGAGTCGCTGGCGCCGACGCTCCTGCTCGAACTGGACGAGCGGGCGGCGAGGCCCTACGCGCCGGGGCTGCTTCGCATCACGGACGATCTGGCCACTGCAGTCCCTTACCCCGAATCCGCAGTGGGCGAGCTGGTCGTGACCTGGGCGCATCGCGATCGCCTGCTGCAGGCTGACCAGCTTATCGACGAGGGAGCCTCCAGCATCGGCCCGGAGGCCGGAACAACCTACACCGTCCGCTTCTATCTGGACGGAGTGCTGGACGAAACCGAAACCGGCATCACCGGCACCAGCGCCACGCCCTACACCCTGAGCGGCAACGGCGTGGCGCGCGTGGAGGTGGAGGCGGTGCGCGACGGCCTCGCCAGCTGGCAGGTGGCCGCGGCCGAGTTCGCCTACCTGACCGCGCCGGCTGACGTTCGCGTGACCGACGCCGGAGACACCCGAATTACCGACAGCGGCGACCGCCGCACTACGGACTGAACGCCATGGCTGACACCAAAATTTCTGGCCTCCCCGATGCCGCCGCGCTGACCGACGCCGACCTGGCCGAGCTCGAGCAGCCCGGCGAAGCCGCCGGCACCCGAAGCCGCAAGGTGACCCTCGCGCTGCTGCGCGCCTACGCGCTGCGCTCGCCCGAGAACGTGCAGACCGGCACCAGCTACACCCTGGTGCTGGCGGACGCCTTCAAGCTGGTGGCGATGGACAACGCCACGGCGAACACCGTGACGGTGCCGCCGAACAGCTCGGTGGCCTTCCCGCTGGGCACGCGCATTGACCTGAGCCAGGACGGCGCCGGGCAGACCACCATTGTGGCCGACACCGGCGTGACCATCCGCACGCCGGAAACCCTGAAGCTGCGCAAACAGCGGGCGAAGGCCACGCTCATCAAGCGCGGCGCCGACACCTGGGACCTCGAGGGCAACCTGGAGGCGGCGCCGTGATTCCGCTGGGCATACTGGGCGGGGCCACGCCACGCGCCGCTGGCGGCGGGGGCGCCACCTACGCCACCCTGAACCCTTCCGACAAGTCGGCGAGCATCACGCTTTCCGGTGGCAATCTAATCGCCACTGGCGGCGTGAACAGCTCCGGCGTCGCACGGAGCGTTCAGGCCATAAGTGGCAAGCGATATTTTGAAGCGGTTATGATCACCATCAATACGGGTGTTGCGGTTGTGGCTGCTGGGGTCGCAACCTCCGCACACTCACTGACCGCATCCCTCGGGTATGCAAACCCGAACGGCTGGGCCTTTTGGGGGCGAAACACCGGCGCCAGGCATAACGGTGCCACCGCCATCGCTCGCACCAGCGCCAGCGGCGACGTGTTCGGATTTGCCGTGGACGAGCCGAACGGGAAGCTATGGATTAGGCAAAACGGTAGCTGGATTCAGGGGGACCCGGAAACCGACACCAATCCGATTTGGAGCAATCTTTCGGGGACCTTGTACGCCGCGGCGTGCCCCTGGGGCTCTGGCACAACTTCGGTCACGGTGGAAATGCGGTTCGACCCCGCCACTTTCAGTATTGCGGCGCCCGCCGGGTTTGACCCGATGACGGCGTGACCGTGGGCCAATTTTGGGCCACGTGGGCTCCGGTGATGGCGGTTGCGGGCGAAAGATTCGCAGGTGACACCATCTCGAGGTTCTACGCCACTCCATAGAACAGGGCGGCCGCGTCGGCGCTGCAACGCCGACGCGGCCACCGAAACGCACGCGCTCAACCGCGTGATCCCAGCCAGGGCCCTGCCGCCTCCCGGGAGGCAGGGCGAGGCTCCCCGATCTGGATCGCAAAGGTTGAGACATGCCAAACCCCATCATCCCCTGGCCCGGCGGAAAGCGTCGGCTGCTCAAGCACCTCTATCCCCACTTCCCGGCCCACGAGTGCTACGTCGAGGCCTTCGCCGGCGGCGCGGCCGCGCTGCTGCTTCGGCCGGCGCCGGCGCCGGTGGAGGTGCTGAACGACATCAACGGCGACCTGGTGCGCCTGTACCGCTGCGTGAGGCACCATCTGGACGAGTTCGTGCGCCAGTTCCGGTGGTCCCTCGTCTCGCGCCAGATGTTCGAGTGGGCGCAGCTCGAGCACCCTGACACCCTCACCGACATCCAGCGGGCCGCCCGTTTCTACTACCTGCAGAAGCTGGCCTTCGGTGGCAAGGTCTCCGGCCAGAACTTCGGCTACGTGGCCAGCGGCTCCGGGCCGCGGCTGAACCTGCTGCGGATCGAGGAGGAGCTCAGCGCCGTCCACGTTCGCCTGGCCAACGTGATCGTCGAAAACCTGCCTTGGCACGACTGCCTGCAGCGATACGACCGACCGGCCACCCTGCATTACCTGGACCCGCCCTACTGGCAGACCGAGGGCTACGGCGTCGACTTCCCCTTCAGCGAGTACGAGCGCATGGCCGAGCTCATGCGCAGCCTGCAGGGCAGGGCGGTGCTGTCGATCAACGACCACCCCGACATCCGGCGGGTCTTCGAGGGGTTTGCCATGGTGCCGCTGCAGATCCGCTACACGGTCGGGCGGGAAGGGCGGGACCAGGCGGCAGGGGAGTTGATCATCAAGAGCTGGGATGATCGGCAGGCGCAGTTGATCTGAGGCATGATCATCCGCGTTCACTTAGCGGAGCCGTTTCAATGAATGACGTCTGGCCTTGTGTAGTTTCTTCGCAGCAAGACCCCGAGTTGCTACTGAGGTTCGGCCCGCTGATCGATGGAGCTTTTTGCCGAATCGCCGCCGATGCTTCTGAAAGGGTTGCATGCCAACTCCTGATCGACACAGGGGCGGATGGCTTTGTTATTGATCAAGACTTGGCAGTCGCTCTTTCTCTTCCACTGCATCGAGAGCAGGTTGCGTTTGGACTGCATGGGCAGTCTCTCGTGAAGAAGTACATGGTGGAGATTCTGATGCCGGCCATGACGGCCGGTGGCAAAGGCATTGCCTTTAGAATGCCAGCAGAGTGCACAGGGGCTCCCGGATTGGCTTCTTTCTACCAAGCTCATGGACTGCACGTGAAGGGAATAATTGGACGGAACTTCCTTCAGTTTTGCTCGTTGACCATCGATGGTGTCAGCGGCAGAACCCATCTTTCGATCGGAGAGGGCGTTACCAAAAGTAAGGCCTAAGTGAGTCCGCGCAGCTCCGGGGCGAGGTAAGATGAATAGGCCAGCGGGGGGTCCCACCCCGGGCAATCGTAGCCCGGTGGTCGTCTCCCGCTGGTCGGCCCAATGGCCGCTTCTGCCGGCCTCTGTCGTTCGTTCACTTGACATTCCCCTGCAGGCGCCTACTCTTGGCCTGCCTCTAGGGGAGGGGCCAGGGGAGAGGTGATCCTCGAACACCATTCGAGGTCCAGCCATGAGTAAGCGTCTACGAGCTTTTGCCTATCAGATGCCCGACGGGATCTGGGTGGCTCACTGTGTTGACCTGTCGTTGGCTGCGCAGGGCGACTCCTACGGGGAGGTGCGCCGGAAGCTCCACGATCAGGTCGTCGACTATTGCAAGTACGTGAACTCGATCGATGATGCAGAGTTCCGTCGGCAGCTGATGCGTCGTCCCGCACCATTGGGCACCCGCGCCTTTTACTGGGTAGCGTTGCTCGGGCATCACCTTGGCATGCGCGTGAAGCCGTCCGCGCCGGTTCCGCCTAAGAGCTGGATCGAAAAGTCCTTGCCCCAATCCTGTTAAGCCATGGGGACAAGGGAGCGGCCGGTCGGCCACAAGGAAATGGTGGCGCTCCTGAAGAGGCTCGGGTTTGCCCAAGTCCGCTCGAACGGTTCCCATGAGCACTGGGAAGGGGTGTACGGCGGGAAGCGACGCCTGGTTACGCTCGACGAGCATCACAGCCCCTATCACCGGGGACTTCTTCGCGATATCCGCAACCAGATTGGCATCTCGAGGTCGGACTTCTGGTCGTCGGTCTAG